ACTATTCTCTGGAATAATAATTATCCTTGATGGAGCAGGTATAATTGATATTGGCAAGTGGGGCTATGCAGCCTTTTTCTCCATCATTACTTTAATCATCCAATTCTATTTCCGTAAGGCAGGTGAGAGTAAATGAACGCAAAAGAGCTAGTAGCTAGATGTGGTAAACTAAGGACTAATTGGAATACCAGAAACCGTAAGATTAAAGAGTGGTATAACATCCTTAGGTTGACGGACGAGTTAAAGCAGGATGGCATGGAGTCAGTTACCTCAAATGACCCTAGAACTGGGTATAATCTAGGTAAACATTTAATGACCTCCAGTACGGTATCTGATAAGATTAACCAAGAAGAACTAGACCCTCAGGAGATAGAAGCTACCAGCTACTTAGAAGCCTATGTAGCCAAGCGTTGGGTTAGTGAGGAGCAACGCTATCGGAGGATGGGTCGTCAGAGTTTCATTGGTGAGCTAATAGGCTTGATGTTGGCTACAGGCTGGTACAGTGTATTTAGTATAGTGGAGGAAGACAGAATCTGGTCTGAGGTCTGGAATCCAATAGAGGTTTTCCCTGAGTTTGGCTCCGCAGATGTAGGTTTAGTTGAAGCTGCCCATATCTATACCATGAAACCTGCCATAGCCAATAGAAAGGCTAAAATGATGGGTTGGGGACTCAAACGTCCATTTAGCCATAATACTACCTTATACAACTATTGGGGCTTTGACGATGATGGTGATGTGGCTAATGGCATAGTGTTAGGTGATGTGGATGTTAAACCGTTAGTGAAGGAACCTATCCTCAGTGAGCTTGGTATGTTACCTCTATTCATTTCTCCTATTGGTGGTCTTCCTGACAGAGGAGCTATAGATTCCAAATGGCAGGAACACTCTGGTGAGGCCATAGTAGCTACTAATGAGGAACTAACCAAAAACTATAACCGTATGTTGACATTCTCCCAACAACTAATGAGAGATACAGCTAATCCTCGCTGGTTTGAACGGTCTACTGGTGAGACTCCTATACTCAGGCAGGAGGATTTGTTTAAGAGAGGAGCAATATTCCGAGGAGCACCAGGAGAGGATGTTGGTCCGTTACCTGTTCCTCCAATACCAGTGGAGTTAAGGACTATGATGTTTGATTACCAAAATATGCTACAGAGAGGTATGTTTCCATGGGCTATTTTTGGTAACATCCAAATGCAGATGAGTTATTTGGCCATGGCTAATATAGCCTCAGCAGCCTTGCAGGTGCTAACTCCCTACATGGATGGCTTTAGAGGATTGCGTTCTGATATTAACAATTATTGGATTAAATTCCTAATGCTAACCAAGTTTAAGCCTCATAAATTCATTGTTCCTGAGCATATGCCAGAGGAAGTGGAGTTTAACGTGCAGGCTGATATTGAGATTCCTGGTTATTTAATTCAGAGGGCTACAGTAGCCAGAATGTTAGACCCAACCTTCCGACTATCCACTGAAACTGTTATGGATAACTTATTCCATGAGATTAAAAACCCATTAAGGGAGCAGGCTAAAGTTCGTAAGGACGATGCCATGAGCCATCCAAAGGCAGTCCTAGCTGATGCAATATTAGCCTATAGAGAGCAGGCTAGGTTACTGAGGGATGCTGATGATATTGCCGCCGCTGAGGTCTATGAAAAGCTGGCTGACTCCATAGAAGCTGAGTTATTAGCAACCGTTCCTCAACAACCAGCAGTCGCCCCTGGAGGTTTACCACCAGCAGCTAGGGAAACTATCCCACCTAGGGAAGTTGCTCCAGCAGTTCCACCTATTGAAGGGATGGGAGGGATATAAAATGCCTAACGGAGAGTTTAGCAAACAGCTAGCCGAGTGGGAAAAACAAACCAAGTTGTATTGGGAGCAGGCACAATCTAGTCAATCACGGTTTGAGGAAATATACTCAGCCTTGGAGAAGCCTCCCTCTCTACTTCCAACTACTAGAACGGAAGAAGAATGGAGGGTATGGGAGAAGAAACCTTGGTGGGAACGTGCATTTGGTGTTGAGGCTCCAAGATTTATTACTGCTCCTAGAGCACTGGCTGAGAGGCGAAGGACTAGAGCCGAACTGGAGCTAGTTACGTCAGAAATGGAAAGAAACGAATTCTATTATAGGTTATATAGTGAAATTCCGTTTGCCATTCAACAAGGTATTGTTTCCTCATCATCAGATGCATTGGAGAAGCTACCTAAACAGTTGGTCGGTTCATTGTCACCAGAGGATTTAGATAATGCTAGACAGGTTGTAGATGGTATGGTAGGAGCTATAACTGGTGTTACTCCTATGCCTGAAATGGCTAAGGATATGCCAGAGCTAGTAATGCCTGAGGTCAAGCCGCCAACTGAGGTAGCGGTGTCAAGAGTTTCAGCTACCCTACAACGCTTAACCGTTAATGACATTATCCGCTCCTTACAAATGAGGGCTAGACCTGCACCTCCAAGTCCAGTATTGCCTGATGAGGCGTGGAAGGAATACTTATCAGCTAGACAGGGTGGTGTTGATGACCCTGAGGTGGATTATTTAAGTTCACAGGCTGAAATGTTAATTAGTGATTGGCAGGAAAGGGACAACCAGCTTGTAGCTTTCAGAGGTGCTATGGCTGAAATGCCTGACTATACTCTGGTAGATATGTTGAAGGAGATGGTGGTTCAACCAGGTCTAGCGTTGATGGAGGTAGCTCAGGTCTACTTTGAACATGTTTCTATGCCATTAGCAGGAGCTTTGTACAAAACATTCATACCTGATATTGAGAGGAAGTACCAAGAGTATAGAAAAACTGAGTCTGACTGGAAAGCCCTAGCCCATGCCTGGGAAGAATGGGATGCTCCAGGTGAAGGTGCTTGGGAGTGGATATTAAAATACCTGATAATGGAGGGTATTACCGACCCACTTAGCTATGTTGGTTGGGGAATAGCCACCAGGATTACCAAACCACTAGGTAAGTTTGGTAGATTAGTAGGAGCAGCTGAACGTGGTGCAGCTCAGGTTATGGATGCACCATTTGACCTAATTAAGGCTGGACTGAGAAAGCTGCCAAAGTCCGTATCTCAAAGAGCAGCCTTACAGCAAACCAAAGCCATCCAGTTCGTGGATAAGTGGGTTACCAAATATACAGGGAAAAGTATTAGGGACCTGTCCAAACTACCAGACGGCATGGTGAAATTCAACAAGGCTACAGAGAGGGCTGTCAGGGCAGCACAGTTATTCCCACAAGGTGATAGTGACCTTGTTCGGGCTGGTAAAGTCCTACTAGAACATACTCCCATAGATGAGAGGATAGTGATTGATTGGAGTAATAGGCTGTCCGAAATAACCCATAGACCAGGACTGCTAACTCCAGATACAGTCTCTAGGGAGCTGGTAGACAGTATTGATATGTTGTTTGAGGACTATTTTACCAGAGGTGGTGCAGGTAGACAAAAGTTGACTTTAGGTGAGGCAGCTAGAGGTCTATTAGAAAGGCTCCGTATAAACAATACTGAGGATGCTTGGAAACTTGCTCAAAGAATGTTGGACGACCGAGCCAACTTTATAGTTAAAGGAGCGGTGGTAATCGGTCAGGCTGTAAACCCAGTCAATGCTATTTACTCCTTAGGTAAAAGGAACTTCCGTATCTACATGGATACTGAGAAAAGTATTGTCTACCTAGCCAGAAAGCAGATGGGAGCCTTTTCCACAACTATGCAGGATGTTAGTATAAGAGCCCAGCAGGTGTGGAGAAACTCCATTGACAGATGGGTAGTCAGACCATTTGCCGAAGCCTATCTAGCCTTTGCCCTATACGGTCCAATGAACATTATTGAGGACGTATTCCGTTCAGCATTGGGTGGTGTTAGACCTAACCGATTCAATGCTACCAGATTTAGCCGTAAGTGGATAGGAGTTAGCTATGACCCTAATTTAATGAGGGATGCATGGTCTGAAACCTTAGGTGAGTTGAGAAAGGCTCCTGAGGCCATGCAAACCAACTGGATATTGAGCCTTGGTGGACTGGCTAAAGGCTTTGGTGAGAAAACTTATGGAGTGCTG